AGCTTTCCGCAAAAGAGCAAAGACGTGCTAGAAAAGAAACAGCGGCTGCATCTATAAAAAAAGTTGCAGATTCTGAAATGTTAAATGCACAAACTCAATCAGCTCAGGGCAAAAGCGGTTTTGGAAATAGCAAAACAAGGCTTGCGGATGTGGTAGAAACTGCCGCAGATGCCGATACCACAACACAGCTAGCCGGACTAACTGACTCTGCCACTCCTCCGCCAAAAACAGGTTTGTTTGATCAATTTAAAAGCCCTGCTCCCATGAAAAACACTGGTTTCTTTAAAAAGAAATCACCTATGAAAATGAATTACTTTAAAAAGTGAAAACTAAAGGGTTAGGAGATACAATAGAAAAAATTACAACCGTGACAGGAGTTAAGGAAGTTTTTAAAGCTTTGCCTTTTGATTGCGGTTGTGATAAAAGAAAAGAAACATTAAATAAGATGTTTCCATATAAGTAACAATTAAATATAATACAATGACAAAAAAGAAAGAGTACGCAGAGTTCGAAGTAGTAAAATCAGAAAACAAATTAGACAAGCAAGAATTGCAGCAAATACAAGAAGCTGTTAGCAAGGCTAATGAAGTGCAAATGCAAATAGGGGGTGTTGAAGCTCACAAGGCTAAACTGTTAATTGATTTAGCTCTGCTTAACAAAGAAGTTGAAAGCACGCAAAAGATACTTGCAGCTAAGTATGGCGATGTAACTATTAATCTTACTAACGGAGAATTCAATAAGAACGATGCAACTGATAAGAAAGATTAGTGTTGGCAAAGATTATAAGAATGACGCTATGCACTACACTGTTGGACAGGAAGTGTATGGCGGTCATACTATAGATAACATTATAGAAGAAGAAACAAAATTCTCTATATACATATCTAAAGGTGATCTGGTAATGCCCTGGAAAGACTTTAACAAGAACATGGCTATTTCGGTAGAGTACAATATCTCATGGTAAAATGCAAAGTGTATTTAATTACCTTGTAACACCGCAAGGAGGCAGAACAACAGGACAGATCACAATTGAAGGACAAGAATTACTATTAAACACAGAATTACAAAACCACGAGTACTCAAACAGAGTGGGGGTTATATTAAGTTTACCCTTAGCTGAAAAATACGAGGAACTTCGAGAAGGAGACGAGGTTATATTGCATCACAATGTATTCAGAAGATTCAGAGATGTAAGAGGTAAAGAAAAAAATAGTAAAAGCTATTTAACAGAAGAGACTTATTTGGCGCAACCGGACCAAATATACGCATATAGAAGAAACGGGGAATGGAAAGCTTTAGAAGGTTTCTGTTTTGTTTCGCCGGTTAAAGAGACTAAAATGTTCTCTATGGATTTTGAAAAGCCGCTAATAGGTATTGTTAAGTACTGTACTTGCGGGATAGAAGTAGACTCTTTAATAGGGTTTAAACCTACATCAGAATACGAGTTCGTTATAGAAGGGCAGAGGTTATACCGAGTACCCACCAATTCAATCACAATCAATTATGGACACAAAGGAAACGAAGAGGAATATAATCCAAGCTGGGCGAAAGGCAGTTGAGGAATTAATAAAAGTAGCGGAAGAAGAAATAATAACTAATTCAGAAGACGATTTAACAGCAGACAAACTAAAGAATGCTGCCGCTTCAAAAAAACTAGCTATATTTGATGCTTTCGAAATACTAAGCCGTATTGAGGAAGAGCAAAGAGTGCTAGACAATAAGCCTAGAAAAGAAGTTGAAACAACGGAGTTTAAAGGTTTCGCTGAAAGAATGTCTAAGTAATGTACGAGCAAAACTTATACAGTATCGTAGAGCCTATTAGGAAGATAACAATATCTAGACTAAATAAAGGCAACAAATGGGAATATGGCTATAATAAAGAGCACGATATTGTTGTTATTAGCAAGACAGGCAAAATAGGCGAGATATATAACATACAAGGATTTAAGATAGCCCTCCCATTATCACCAGGCAAGATAAGCAAGAAAACTAATAAGTGGACTCCGGATGAATACCCGAGAGAATTAAAAGGAATTAATAACATTTTCGACTGGAGAGATTATCCAGAGGAATTTAAAACTACGTGGGGGACATATATAGATGAGCATTTCAGAAGACGCGAAGAAGGTCATTGGTTCAATAATAAAGGCGTGGACACTTACATTACTGGTACTCACTTTATGTACCTGCAGTGGTCCAAGATTGACGTTGGGCAACCTAACTTTAGAGAGTCAAACAGATTATTCTACATATTCTGGGAAGCTTGCAAGGCAGATAAAAGATGCTACGGAATGTCCTACCTCAAAAACAGACGATCTGGATTTTCTTTTATGGCTTCCGGCGAGACTGTTAACCAAGCAACAATATCTTCAGATGCTAGATTTGGCATACTGTCAAAATCTGGGGGAGATGCAAAGAAGATGTTTACGGACAAAGTTGTACCAATATCGGTTAACTATCCATTCTTCTTTAAACCGATACAAGACGGAATGGACCGTCCCAAGACAGAACTCGCGTACAGAGTTCCAGCCTCAAAATTTACAAGGAAAAAACTCGATTCAAATGTCGCAGCGGAAGACATCGTTGGCCTTGACACCACGGTCGATTGGAAAAACACGGGTGACAACGCGTATGACGGAGAAAAATTAAGACTATTAGTTCATGATGAATCCGGTAAATGGGAAAGACCAAACAATATACTTAATAACTGGCGAGTTACAAAAACTTGTTTAAGATTAGGTAGTAGAATTATTGGTAAGTGTATGATGGGCTCAACTTCCAATGCTTTAGACAAAGGAGGTGAAAACTTTAAAAAGCTGTACAATAGTTCTGATGTAAATAAAAGAAATGCAAACGGACAAACAAAGTCTGGGTTGTATTCTTTATTTATCCCCATGGAATGGAATTACGAAGGGTTTATTGACGAGTATGGACATCCTGTATTTAATAAGCCACCAGAGGGCACCCTGGGGCCGCACGGAGACGTTATAGAAGTCGGAGTCATTGAGCACTGGAATAATGAGGTAGATGGATTAAAAGGCGACCAGGACGCTCTAAATGAGTTTTACAGGCAATTCCCTAGAACAGAGGAACACGCTTTCAGAGACGAAACAAAAAATAGTATATTTAATTTAGCAAAAATATACGAGCAAATAGATTATAACGAAGATTTAGGTAATAGCAATGTACTTACTAGGGGAAGCTTCCAATGGGCTAACGGTGTTAAAGATACAAAAGTATTGTTTACTCCAAATCCTCAAGGTAGGTTCTTAATTTCGTGGACACCTAGTTATAATATTCAAAATAGGCAAACAACACGTAATGGTATAAGGTATCCAGGCAACGAACACATGGGAGCGTTTGGCTGTGATAGTTACGATATATCTGGAACAACAGATGGAAGAGGATCTAAAGGGGCATTACACGGGCTAACTAAGTTTAGTATGGAAGATGCGCCGCCAAGTACTTTTTTCTTAGAATACGTCGCTAGGCCACAAACAGCTGAAATGTTTTTTGAAGATGTATTAATGGCTTGTGTATTTTACGGTATGCCTATACTGTGCGAAAATAATAAACCTAGGCTTCTATACTACTTTAAAAGGAGAGGCTACAGGGGCTACTCAATGAATAGACCTGATAAGCTTTGGAATAAGTTGTCGGTAACAGAAAAAGAAATTGGAGGAATACCAAACTCCAGTGAAGATATAAAGCAAGCGCACGCAGCCGCTATTGAAATGTATATAGATAGACACGTTGGCTTAAATAATGAAGGGGAATATGGTACAATGTATTTTAATGAAACATTAAACGACTGGTCAAAGTTTGATATAAACAATAGGACAAAATTTGATGCAGCAATCAGTTCTGGTTTAGCTATAATGGCTTGTAATAAAGATCTATACAGACCGAGCAATAAAATGCAAAGGCAAGTTGTTAATTTAAGATTTGCAAAATACTCTCACGAGGGTACGGCATCAAAAATAATAAGAAAATAATATGGCGATAAGTGTAACAAATAGTTTTTTCCCTAGCCAAGTGGTAAGTGATCAAGATAAGGTTTCTAGAGACTACGGGCTGCAGGTGGGTAGAGCAATTCAAAATGAATGGTTCGATACCAACGCAGGGGTAACTCGCTATAGAAGTAACCAATCATCTTTTCATAACTTAAGGTTATACGCAAGAGGCGAGCAGCCGGTGCAAAAATATAAAGATGAACTTTCTATTAACGGGGATTTATCTTATTTAAACTTAGATTGGAAACCAGTACCTATACTTTCTAAATTTGTTGATATAGTTGTTAACGGAACAGCGGATAGAGCGTTCGATATTAGCGTATATGCGCAAGATCCTTATGGTGTAAGCAAAAGAACTGCTTATTTAGAATCTATAATTAGAGACAAGCAGACAGAAGAGCTTAACAACTTCGCGCAAGAAAACTTTGGTATTAGCCTTTTCGAAAATCCACCAGAGTCTTTACCGGATTCTCAAGAGGAACTGGATATTCACATGCAGCTCACCTACAAGCAGGGCGTTGAAATAGCGGAAGAAACCGCCTTAAATACAATGTTTGACGAAAACAAATATGATCTTACTAAAAAAAGAACATATCACGATCTTGTCACATTAGGTATAGGGGCAGTTAAAAATAGCTTTACCGAATCAGAAGGAGTTAAAGTAGAGTACGTTGATCCCGCTTATCTTGTATACTCTTATACAGAGGATCCATATTTTCAAGACGTATATTACGCAGGTGAAGTAAAGTTTGTGCCATTAAACGAGCTTAAAAAACAATTTCCAAATCTCACTCAAGATGAAATGGAAAAAATACAGCAGCAAGGAACACAAAATTACGGGGTGTTTGACAACACTGTAAGTAATTCTTACTCTAATAACAGGGATTCAAATATTGTGCAGGTATTATACTTTAATTATAAAACCTATATGAACGAGGTTTATAAAGTAAAAGAAACTGCTACAGGAGCCACTAAGATAATAGTAAGAGACGATCAATTCGATCCACCTATTGAAGCTTATGAAGATCAGTTCGGTAAAATGTCAAGATCATTAGAAGTGCTTTATGAAGGCGTTATGGTTGTCGGAACAGATATACTATTAAAGTGGGAAATGGCAAAAAATATGATGCGTCCAAAAAGCGATGTGTCTAAGGTGAAAATGAATTACGCTATTACTGCACCTAGAATGTATAAGGGCAGAATAGAATCTTTAGTAAGCAAGTGTACAGGATTTGCCGAT